ATGTCTGGTTTTTATCGAACCAATTTGGGAAGAGTTGCGCTTCAACAACGTAATATTACGTTAAATGCAAAACAAAGACGTTTACTTCTATTAATAGACCATGAAGATTTTCAAAGTCTCGATACCGAGTTTAAAAAGCGGATCGCCCCACCAGAACTGATACAACAGCTCATTGACTTAAAACTAATTGCACCTTCTAGTGAAAATTATTCAGAGTTACCTGAACAAATATCTCCCCAAGAGTCATCTATAACAACTAAAGAAATACATCAAAAAAATGTTGATGAGAATAAAAGTAATGATTTAGTTGGAGAAATTCAGGTTCCTCAATCAACGTCTGCGCCTTCAAATATTGAAAATAACCAACCAAGCATTCCAGTTCAACAGCTCTCTTTTGAAGAAATACAACAGTTGATGAAGCAAAGCTTAAGCCAATACTGTGGCCTTATGGCAAAGCCACTTATTCAAAAAATAGAGCAAATAAAAACACTTCAAGAACTTAAAATGTGCCAAATGCAATGGATTACCAGTTTGCAGGAATCACGTATTCCTCCTCATGAGCTAGCACATACGCTCCATTCTATTAATTATTCAATTCAGCTTATTCAGCAACGCATCTAAAATAGAACAAGCTGCTGTTTAATTAAGCATTAAACTCACTTGGTACGTATTTCGTGCTTTACCTACCGGTGTTTTTTTCCTATGATGTGCCCCACACATGTGCGCTCGTAGCTCAGTTGGATAGAGTACAGGTTTCCGAAGCCTGGGGTCGTGGGTTCGATCCCCGCCGGGCGCACCAATCTATTTTATAAAATCAATAACTTATATATATTTTGGCGTATATTTGGCGTAATGCGCTATTTATCCACAGGTTTAGAGGTAATTTTGCTTCTTATCAAAGGTCCATCTTTTACCGTTGTAAGTCACGGTGCCGTCCAAATTAATCGGCAACTCTTTTAATGAATAGTCGTAGATTTTAACAACATTCCCATTCTTATCTAAGTCAGCGGGTAGATTGCAAGTATTCTCCATCCTGCCCGCTTCCGAAACCATGATCATTAATTGCTGCATGATAAAACCTCGAGAGAATATGAAATGAGAAAAACTTTGCTCAAAATGTGCAATTATCCAGATTATTGAGCAAATAATTGCACACTAAAAAGTCATTACTCAAGAGCCTTCACAAGCGCACCGTGTCTTGCTTTGCAGTCATTATATTTTGCAACTGTATCAACTGACCAGATCATTAAATCTTTGCCCGTTGTTCCTGCCAATTCATTTAGATTTGGGCATGGTTGAATAAGATTAGCTGGTATTACCGGCTTTGATAAGATCGTTGATTTGGTACACCCCATCATCATCAATACAGCTAGACTTATAAACAGGACGCTCCACCATCTTTTGCACTTCACGCTCAATATATTCGACTTTAGTGTTTTGCTCTGCTTTGACTTGCTCATAGTCTGCGCTCACTTTATTGATCTGATTTTGCTTTTCTGCAAGAGCTTTCAAATTCTTGCGCTCAATCTCTTGGATCTGAGATTGACACTTTTGTTCAGCTTCTTTTAGCTGACCAGTTTTGTAATTGAGTACGGCCAAAGATATGGCCAATAAAAAAGCGAGAAACACAATAATGATTTCTCGCCAATATTTAGCAGCAAATACAATCCACATCACTGCGCTCCTATACATTTTGCGTGTCGTTCTACTTGTCTGGTCCAAACCCCGTAGCAACCATTTTTGCGAATAGAACAATCACGCTTTGCAACATACTTATATTTAAGTAATGAGTCGCAAGCTGCCTTATACTTCCCTACCTTTAGATTTTTCAGCATTGATGAGCTAGACCATGCACCAATCCCGTATTGATACGTGAAATCGAGGTATAGGTCATATTCAGTTTGTGATAATTTCACGCCCTTCAATGAATCTTTAAACGCGACTTCACGCTTAGCCACATCATTTCGCAACCACTTATCTGCGGTCGCACGTGTAATTGGTGGATCTGTCATTTTTACGGGTGAGCCATCTGGTTTGAATGTTGAACCATGGCCCTGTGTTGGACGATCCCCTTTAACGGGTATTACTGGCTTTGATGTAAACCCTTCATCGTTTTTTACGCCCACAAAAAAAGCAGCCGAAGCTGCTAAGACTGCTGCAATATATTTAGTCTTGTTTGACATTACAGTCACCTTTCTTTTCTAAGCTTTCTAAATAAGCTTTCAGTGCAATTTCATCGCGCTTATTTTTCTTTTTGGCGTAATACCAGTTCATTAAAAAACCAGCTAAACCAATGATGATACTGACCCAAAATGCTAAATCGATTGACCCGATCCACGCCGAAACTGCTCCTGCCACACTTCCCCCGTATGTTGCACCCTTACTGGCCGCCAAAGCGGTCGATGTATCTATAATTTGCTGATTGTCTGCCATGCAGCCCCCTAATTTCGGCAATAAAAAAGCACCCAGTTGGGTGCTATCTAAGAAATTTCTAAATTAAAAATTTACTGCTTCAATTTCTTCATATGTCAAAGCAGTTTCAATTTTCTGTCGTGCAATACGCCCTCTTTCGTGAACGCCTGCAATATGTGCCTGCAAAGCAGCGTAAAGCTCTTTAAGCTGCTGCGCTGTCAATTCAACTGTTGAGTTATCTGCAAGTGTCCATGTTTGATCTACCTCCGCAGCAGCCGCACCCATGATACGACCTTGTGACACTTGATCTGAGTCATAAATATTGCCCTCAAACTCAAAACCACCAAACTCAAGTTGATCTCGCATGACTTTAATCTCGGCCCACTTCTGGGCTTTGATTTCATCCAGGGTGCGAGGGTCAATCCATTGCTTTATGTCATAGTTAAATATGTGGTACGGGGATGGCTGAGCAGGCATCTCTACCCACCCACCCTGATAAAACATATTTGAGCTTGGCGGGTCATCAACCGCAACTCCATCTTTCGGGGTGTTTAAAACAACTGTTTCTTCATTTGCATAAATCATCTGAAGAATTTCGCCATTTTTTGAAATAATTGCTGTCATTTTTTCAGCTCCAGCGCAACAAAACGAATGTTATTCACACCGAATACACCTGATGGGTGATTCAATACAACTCTTATTGCTCTACTCCCTCTATTTGCAAATCCAAGCTTAAGAGTGTAAGTCGTAGTACCAATTGTGTTATCAGTGTCTATTATCGCAAGAGCGTTTATAGCTCCTTCAAAATAGAATCCAGATTGACCAAGCACTTGTGTCGGCGGCACTTCCGCTCGCCCCACCAGAACAGACCCTTTGTATACAGAAAGCACTAATCTGAGCATCAATCTGTCATTTTCACTAAGATTGCCGTTGTCTTGAGCATAAGCAGTCAAATATGCAGATGCTGCTACATTACAAGAAGCATCAAATCTGCATTGCCCTCCTTGTCTATTTAGCGTTATCGTCGCAAGCGGGCTAAACTTTGCTTCCCACTCGGTCAATTGAGCAGTGAAATCAAAGTATTGCGGGAAAAATTCCCCAGTGGTCCGTACAATATTTGGGTTTGAGACTCCAATTGGCACTGTAACTGCTTCATTTTGAATTTTTAGCGTAGTCACCGCCAAATCATCAATCTTCCCACTAGTCACCGCCAAATTATCAATCTGCGCAGATTTCACAGCCAAGTCTTTAATATGGGACGTATCAATAGATGCATAATCCATAAATGCGGTTTTGAGATAAGCCCCTACCGGAAATACCGTGCCTGTGTTTGGGTCGGTGTAAGGCGTATTGCGGAAAATGAATGGGTAATAACCAGTGCTATCACCTGAACCAATCGCAAATGAATCAAAGTTCAGAATAAAATCAGATTCTTTGCCATCGTTAGCACCGCCCCATCCTGCAACTTTGCCGTTTACGTCAAGCTTGATGTACTTTTGCGCATACAAGCCGTTTACTGATTCGCTCACCTCCTGAATTGATGCGGTGTTTTGACCTACGGTTGTTTGCAAGGTTGTTGTTGCTTGCACGTTTGCAGAAACAGCATCAGCATTCGCTTTGATTTGTTGCTTGTATAAAGCATCGTTTTCTTTAATCGTTGCAACAACTTGATCTGTACGTTTAGATTGAGCCAAATCGCCTTCAATACGTGCAGATTGCTCCGACCATACGCCTGCATAACCTCCCTCATTACCAATTAACTCGGATTCCGAGCCGATTAAAGGCGGGTTAAGCTGTGCATATACGCCGTCAATTCTCGTAGTCTGAGCAATAATCTTATTATCAACATCTTTGATATCTGATTTAACTTGATCAAGTGCACCAGTTGATGCTTTATCATCAAGCTCAAGATTAATGGAATCAATCGCTTCGGCATTTGCCGATGATTGCTCAACTGCTACCTGTGCAGATTGGCGTACAGTTGCAAGAGCACTATCATTACTTGCGATATACGTATCAATCTTTTGAACTGTTACTTTATCGCCTTCAATTCGCGCTTCAACTTCTTGCCGTGCGTAAGCACGTAAATCATTAACTTCAACAACTGTCGTATCAATACGCTTACTAAGTGCTAAATCCCCTTCGATCATTGCCGATTGAACAGACCATGTGCCAGCGAAGCCCTGATCATTACCGATCAAATCAGACTCAGATCCAATCAAAGGTGGATTTAACTGTGCATATACACCGTCCGTTTTTTCTGCTACAAGTGAAAGATCATTCGCAACAACTTGAATGTCTTGCTGAACTGCTGCAATACCATCTTCACTTGACTGTTTAACAGTATTTACAACTTCAAGAACACCTTCATCACCATCAATAATTTGCTGTGATAAACCATCTTTGGCTTGCTGAATAGCGTTTTGTCGATCAATGACTTCTTGTGCAATCCGATCTTTCGTATTTTGAATATCTTGCTTAATTGGTCCAATTTCAGCATCAATAGTCTCAATATGATCAATCTTGGTTTTAAGATCCTGACTAAGTTGTGTTTCACTTATTTGATTGTTCAAGAGCTCAAGAACATCTGTTGCATCGGCAGAAGTTGTCGCATGAGTCCAGTCCGACCATGATCCAATGTTTCCAATCCTATCGATCAAGCGGCCACGATAAAATTGAGTCAGATTTGGCTGCAAGCCTTGAATCGTATGTGTGGTAGTTGGATAAGCGAATAAGCCCAATTGAGTAATGTTGCTGGTACCATCCGGTGAAACCTGAATCTCGGTATAAGCTGTATCTAGAGCACCAGTTGCAGGGAAACCCCAATTCAGTTGAATGCCAAATAAGATTCCTGTCGCTTGGATAAATGCCAATTTTGGAGGTAAACCCTGCTTACCAGAGAGTTCAGTCAAAGTTGAATAAACTGGTAAAGAAGCGATCTCAAATGCAGAAATCGCTGTTACACGTGCTTGATACTGCCCTGCATAAATGCCTGGTACTTCGACTGAGTTGTTGCCAGTAATTGGCAGCTTAATCCAACTACCATCATCTTTACGCCACTCAACCTGATACTTAACTGCACCTTTTGCTTGCGCCCAGGACACAATCATTGTTGCTACGTTAATTCCCTGGTCTACTCTGCTTTCACTTGTAATCGTTAAATCAGAAACAGGGTCTTGTAGTGACGGGTTCACAATCGAAATCGGAACCTCATCAAAATAAGCACCTTTATCGATCGCATCAAATTTGGCTGGGTTATATTGAAGTGCAGTCACTGAAAATTGATGACTTTCGTCTTGAGTAATCGAGATCACTCGAAACTTCATTGTTGCTAAATCTTGGGCATCCATTACCCACACATTTTGAGTAGCAATAGCGTCAAACTCATGAGTAACAGTAACAACTCGACCAGAGATAGATTGAACAATACGCGCTTGAGCCTTTCCATCCTCGCCATTAATAATCAGCCTGTCACCGGCAACTGCGACCACATCATCACGGTCAAGCGTAATGCTTTTACGATCTGCTGAAATAGCTGATACACGACCACCATTTGCACGACCTGCAAATAAAGGATCAGCAACTTCAATCACTTTCCCCGGCAATGGTATATAACCGTCCAGACCAACCTTGAAGGACACAGTACGTGTTTCAAGTTGCTCAGACTCTAATGCCCACCAGCCTGCTCTCTGCGCTTGTCCACGCGAAGTGCATCCCCAAGCATCAATTTCCAAAATACGAACTTGGCCGGCCTCAGCAATCGCCTTTTCATCGCGAACAAACTCATATTCGGTTTTGTAGTGATTAGCTGGGTTATCCCATGCAATTTTTACAACATTATGTCTATCTCGAGCACGGGTTCCCGCGTACTCAAAATTGCCATCAATAACATTAGCCCGGGTATACGTGAAGTAAGTATCTTGGGGAATATCCGCATCACAAATAATGCTATTACCATCCCAAAATGTGATAGCACGGAATACACCAGCTAACTTAGTTAAAATCTCAAATGCACCTTCGGCACTCTGAAGATAAACGTTACAAGTAAAGCGTGGTTCTTGACCGCCCAACCCATCCGGCACCATTTGGTCACAGTATTGTGCTAAACGATATAAAGACCACTTATCAACCATTAGCGGGGTTAATCGGTCACCCAAAGCATAACGGTCTACGGTGCATATATCGTAATAGATCCAAGCTGGATTATTGGAATATGCCTCTTTGAAAGTACCGTCCCACATTCCAATATACTGACGTGTAACCGGATTATAATTTGTAGGGACTTTTAGGATTCTCCCCTTCGCATCCACAGCAACTTTAGCAACGTTTCCAAAGGTCTCGGCATCGTATTGAAGGCCCAATAATGCTGTGTTTGGGTAACGTAATTTCGCATCGATCACTTCTGTAACAGCTGCAATATACATCTTGTCGCTGATATATTCAGAAGATGAGTTCGGCGTCAGACGGCGTACACGTACAAGCCAACCAGAATCAGCTCGAGGCAAATCAATGCGGTGTGCTCGCTCGTAATTTGCAGAAGTCTTATCTGAAATCTTGGTTTTTAGTACTTCAGTCCAGACACCTCCATCAGTCTGTAAATCGATTGCGTATTCGATCGTTACGCCTGATACATCACCATTTGTAGCATTCTGAGTACGCAAAGGACCCCACTTTAAGCGCAAACGAACAGCATCAAGATCAAGATTACTAAAAGCTCGAACCCATGGCGTTTCAGACTTTAACTCCACATCGATGGCGGTTTCACTTTCGACTGCTGGAAAACCCTCAATGTATTCCTGATCATTAGTACCATTTCTAAAATCAACTTTTACATTTTCAAAGTTAAGGCTTCCATCTGCATTCTGAAGTGGAGTTTCTTCTAAATAAATTGACTGAAGCCCATTAGCTAAACCTTCAATCTCGCCTTCAGCTAAACCATATAGAACCTTGATAAAAGTTTTCGATTGTGCAGAATCTGGTGAAATGACAGGTTGCCGTTGTTTTTTACTGCCTTTTTTTGCGCCTACTACTGCATTCATAAGAAATCTCACGCAATAAAAAAGGCGCTAGAAAGCGCCTGTTAATTAAAATTTACATCTGATCTTCTGGATATTGACCAGCACTGATAATGAAGCCGCCGATTTCCCGTTGACCATAAAGAATTGGAACAGGATTACCTTGTGCAACTGTAGTTACTGCACCGCCAAAGCCTTTGTTGGCACGGTTGCCGTCTTGGTTTTGGTCTTGAGTATTATCAATTTTTGGCATGAGCATTGATGCAACCCCTCCCATAGCCATGCCAGCACCTGCACCTATCAATGCAACCTGAGCAGCCTGACCAATACCTGGTATAAATGAAGCAGCTATCAGAATCGCACCAAGTACAAGTTGCAAAATCCCATTATTGCCACCAGCCCCCATTACACGCGGGACGATATGAATAGTGTCTGCTTCAGTATTCATGTCTAGCTGCTCTTCACCGATGTTATCGCCGGTAATGAGCCGCTTAGTTTCGTGGTCATAAATCGCTGGGCGTTTCTTGCCTCGCTTATTACTTGAGTTCTTTGATTTTAAAAATACGGCAAAGCGTAGGCCTTGCTCATGAGCATGCAACATAAAGTGTTCAAAGCCAGCGATCTGAACAGATAATGCACGCATGGCTTCACGTGTATTTGCGACATCGAGCTTAAATTCACGACCGAATTTTTGCCCCAAGATGCCGTACAACTTAATTGTTTTTAACATCTCTATGCCTCAAGATTTTTACCGTTCTGGTTGACCATTGCGGTCCATAGATTTCACGTATAGATTTACGGCCGTGAAGCTGATGCAAAATTAATGTATTGCCAATACAAGGTTCGGTATCTTCGGACTTCAGCATTGCATTATCACCAAGCCAAATAATGCAATGATTTGGGTGTTCTGTTCGTGGTACTCGGCAAATCAACATATCTCCATATTGCGGAGTGTCCACTTCATAGAAACCGGCTTTCGGAAAGTTATCAATCAATATTGACGGATGATCTTTGTCCTCCCACCAGCCATCTTTTCTTTCAAAGTCTGGCAACTTAATACCTAGCTCACGATCATAAAAGTCACGGACTAGTGCATAACAGTCCTGATAATGATGAATATAATTACGCCCCACTAAGGGGGCGCGATAACCACAAGGTTCATAAACTTGAAAATCAAGATCCGGATATGAACAAATTACCCACGGCTTTTGATGTAACTCAATCTGAATTAAGTCTAGTTCTGAGGCTCGTGTAGTTCCGTCAGGGTGTGAATGCACATACGCTAATATCTCGCCCTGGTCTTCTGCTATAGCTAAATCTTCTGGATGGATTTCGAATTGATCAGAGTTTTTAGAAATATTGCGACAAGGAATATATTGCTTATCAATAATCACCCCACAGCACTCGTGTGGATAGCATTCATCAGCATGTGCCATGATTGCTTTTTTATGTTTTGCCGTCAGTTTCATAAAACCTCACAATAAGCTTGAAGCCGGGAAACCACCAAATGGCAGCGGTTTATTTTCACCAAATCGCAATCGGCAAGAACGTAAACGTCCTCCGCATCGATCAAGTGCCGGATTATCAGTTGGCTCATCTTTATCAGTGAACATTGCTACACCTGTGTAACCGCATTCCTCACCCCGGTACTTCCCGACCATGCACCAATGACAAAGTGAAGTTATTTGGCGAACTGGGATTTTTAAACCCTCAAAATCGATTGGATTGGACAGCTCGAAAGTCACTTGTTGTGCATTTTCAGATGTCTTTTGCTCGATGTACCAGATTTGCTCTTTTGATTCATTCGATGCAGTTGGGTTACCCACTGTAAAGTTTTCGGCATCAAGATATTTAGCAAGAGTGGTAATGACTTTAAGCTTTGCACCAGCAAAGTCTTTAAACTGCAAACAGTAAGCAGATACAGCATTTTGAATGCCGTTGATATTGTTGGCCATGCTTAAAGTTGGCGCTGAAGCTTTACCATCTGAACGCATTTCAAGCCCAGATACTTCCAAGGCCATTGGCTCAAAAACTTGACCTTGCCAGATAATATTTCGGTTCCATACTTTCTGATCACCAGTGTCAAAAATCTTTCCAATGCTTCCTGAATCTGCACCGATCAATCCTTCAGATCCGATGGATGAGTAAATTTTTTCCCAATCTTGAAAAGCTATATGCCCGTGGAAACGTAAAATGCCAGCTCCAAGTGAGCTGGCATCTAGTTCATACAAATGGATTAATCCATCTACATATAGTTTCTGGAAATCACTATTCAGGGTCATAAGTCACCTCGTCATACATTGGATTTCCATCTTTGTCTAAGACTGGCACATCATCAAAAACAGGATTTCCTTCACTATCAACTGCTTGAACCCATTCAAAAACTGGCTCACCATTTTCATTAATGACTGGTTGATTTGATAGGATGGGTGTGCCGTTTTGATCAGTCTGAATGTGGGTTACTGGCTTTTTATAGTTCTTGCCATCCACAATTACAGCTTTTCCTTCATCATCAAATAAATCTTCGTATTTAGTGATATAAGTCAGCTGCGGAGCATATTTTACTTGCTGGACCATACGCGGTTGTTTTTCAGTACGTGGAATTTTTCTGACGATTGTCTTCTTGATACTGTTTAAACGAATATCAATCCAGCGCGGCTCACCATTTGCATTGTTCGGAATATCGATTGGTGCATCAAGATTCGCAACAATATCGCCTTCATCATTTAGCTTTTTCTTGAAGGTCTTAATTTCAAGATCACCGTTTTCTAAAGTTTGATATTCAACTGCACAAATTTTATTGCCGTGAGTGTCGGTCGGAATTTCAATCCACCAACCTTCTTTAGCAAAACCGGATGATCCTTTAACAAGGTAATGACCAATGCCTAATTTCTCAAAAGAGAGGGGTTGTTCAGCAGCTTCATCGTTAGGTTCAATTTTATCTGCAAACAATTTAACAACCGGTGATGCTGACTTAATGAAGCCATTACTGTCAGTAATAGTATTTTGAGTTGTATGAAAAATATATTTATAAGCTTGTTGTGATTGAAGGGTTTTACCATTCTCTAAATTAATTTTGTAATAAAATGGAGCGGACGTATTAGGATCAGATGGAAAACCTAATATCCCTAACAAGTTTTTACCCGCAGAAGCTGACTGTCTTATCAAAATTCCTGAATGTCCACCATTTTCAATGCAATACATTCCATTTGGCAAATTTGATATATCTTCACTTGGTGGAACATATCTTGTATTTTGAGTTAAACCTAAACCAAAAGCACCGACTTCCATCACATTCCCAGCAGCAGTACCTACATAACGACTAGCTGCATGGGTATTATTTGTGAAGTTTTCATTTACTTTTGCGCCAGTTGAACGGAAAGTATCACCGCCTGCGCCAGTCGGAGCTGAACCAAGATTAACAGTTTGAATCGTCATTTTCTTACTCGCATAAAAAAAGCCCCTAAAAAGGGGCATCAAAGGGGTTTAAATTAAGGGTAAAAAACTTGGGTGAAAGTCGTTGAGATTTGCCAAACATCACCACCCAAACAGCGGGGTTGATATTCACCTGTTTTAACTCGAACCTCACCATCTAAAGGCGAATCCCAAAGAAACGAGTCAGCTCCTTTGTGATCATCAAAGAATGCTTTGATTTGCATAATTTCGGCTTTTTTTGCTGTCCGTGAATATTGCCAAGTACCTGTTCGGTTATTGATTCCTATTGAGACATTTTGCTCATATCCATCACCAAACTTAGATGACAAAGTATTAAAGCTCTGTGAACCTGAATTACCCTCTAAATCTTGGCACCAAGTGAATTTACGATTACTCATCTTTTTTTGACCACTCAACTTTCATACTAACCGGACTATCTTTAAAACGTTTTTTGCAACTTTCTAGATCCTTCGTATCTTGATCTGGAGCGAATAAACCTGCCCGCCTACTTTCACGAACTCCCCATTCTTTTAATTGCTTGTCCATTAAGTCAGCAATTTTAGTACTCTTAGATTGTTTTTTAAAAATGAGGGTGAATGACAATCCAAAGACGAAACCCGTTGCATATTCAATTAGATTAAAATCAATTAAATTTGCACTTATGTAGAAAACTACAGCAATCAATAAAGCAAGCAGAAAAGTCATAATGTACTTTTTCACTTTTGTACTCCCATTAAAAAACCCACTCATTCGAGTGGGTTTATTTGGTTTTAAGTGGTTAAACTTGGGTAATTAACGTCTTACAAGATTAAATAAGACACCGCCTTGACGACTTTCACGTCTAGCCCAATCGTTCATTGCATTATTCAGAGATTCAGCAATTTGCTTTTGCCCTTGTGTATTGACGCTTGCGGATCCATCAGCAAACGTAATTTGCTGACTAATTTGCACATTGCCCTCATTAGACCCGTTTTGACGATTATTTAAATAATTCGTCAAATCTTTGTTCTGTTGAGGGTTTAATACACGTTCACCACCATCTAAAAGCCATGTACCTTCACGCGGGATATTATCTATACCGTTGTGGGCCATACCTTGGATTGTTTGAGCTGCAATTAAACCAACATTGGCATAACCCAAACCTAAGATCATTTCAGAGTATGCAGTTTTTTGCGCAAGGGTTAGCGCACTCGGATCTGCTAACACCTGTGCGGCTGCCAAATGAGTTGATACTAATGCTGAAGCAGCAGCGAACATTTGCTGCATTAAGAACATTGCTTTGTATGTTGCAGACTGCTCACCAGCTCTTTCTTTAATCATCTGGGTCATATCCCCCCAGACAGAAGAACTTTGTGAAAGCAATGCTCCATACATACTTAAAGTTGCATTATGCTGATCGTCAATGAGTTTGCGAGCATTGTCATGATAATCAACATCGAGGGCCTTCATTTTCGCTATATGAGTAGCTTTGGCCTGTTCTAATAATTCATAACGCTTTTGAGCATCAGCTGGATTATCATAATCGCGGTTAATTTGGTTTACATTATTTGTGTACGCGTCAAGTTCAGCGTCTTTTGCCTTACGTGATGCTACATTCATGCTAGCAATGTTATATTCGTGACCTTGCCCAAATCGGCGCGATATCGATGAAAGCGCAATAGCATCCTCAGCATCAGCCATCTGTGCTAAAAGATCATTTTTGTATGAATCGTATTTTTCACGTTGTGCTTGCTTGAATGCAGCAACATCACGCTTGTATGTCTCCTCTGCCTTAGCTAGATACAAGTCACGTTTAACTGGATCTTTAGCAAAAACCTCAGCAATCTTTTTCTTGTCTTCTTCATACTTCAACTTAATTTGAAGCTCTTTATCTGCATATTGCATGACAATTGATTGTTGGGCTTTCTCTAATTGTTCCTGTTCGCGTCTAGCTTTATCAAGCTCTCCCTTATTACTCTTAGGCTTCTTGATTTTTTCCTTCTTTTCTTTAGGATTTAAAGCCTTGTTCTGTCCAATACCAGAAGTCACGCCACCCTTAAGATTCTTAGTCCAATCTAGTTGAGCTTTGCGGTTATTAATGATTGCCTGAGTTAAATTGTCATAACTGCCAGCTTGATTGTTTACAATTCCTGAAATTGATGTGTATGCATTTTTTACAGTACCAGCAACATTTTTTGCAGACTGCTCTAGTAGAAGCCCATTATTATTAAATCCGTTTACTAGCGCCTTACCCTTGTCTAAGAAAGTTGGTGCATTCCAGAAATTAACAGCGGTTTTACCGATATTGCCCATTACATCCATAGCACCAGCAATAATCTGGACAATCGCTTTAATACCAGCTGATAATCCAATTAGAAGTGATGCAGTAGTTTTTGCAGCAATTCCGACAGCTTCAATAATTCCTGAAAATTGCCCTCCCTTTCCAGATCCTTCTAGGAAGTATGCAATTAGTGAACTTAAAGCAGGCATAACAGCTTGAGCAAGATTATTCTTTAAAGCTGAGAATTGCATATGCAAGGATTCAGTCTGAGATGCTAAAGCAATCGACTTTTCTATAGCCTCTTGACCTGTAATGATCCCAGCATCTTCCATGGCTTTTTGGTAGTCCTTCCACAGAGCACCGCCATTTATAAGCAAAGGCACCAATTTTGTGAAATCATTACCCATGTTTTCTAGGTAAAATGACATTTGCTGTTGGTTTAATCCAGCTTCTTGCAATTTGTCTACATAGAGCTGAAGAGCTGAAACCCCATCCATCTTAGACATTTGTTCAGCAAGTTTTTTAGCCCCTTCTGCACCTTTCTCAGTTTTAACTGCGATCTGCTCGAAAAAGTCCTTACTTTCACCACCTCCAACCGAAGCAAACTCACCAATTTTTTCATTAAAATCTTTGAGCATATCAGAGAGTTGTTCTTGCGTTACCCCATAAGTTGCTGCTGCCCCAGCTAACCCCTGAAAGGACTGTATAGAGGTATTTGCTAATGCAGCAAAGCGAGCTAACTCAACATTATTCTTTGCAACTTCAACAGATAAAATCGCCAATCCACCAGCCGCAACTGCTGCACCACCAATAGCCATGCCAGACAAAGCTGCTGTAGCCATAACGATTCCACCACGCATTGCACCAAGCTTGGTGGAGAAGTTCTCAATGAACGACCCAAGTTGTGTGCCACCTATGCTTTGATTTAATTGATCGCTAAATCCCTTAAATGCATTCGACATGTTTTTAGCAGTATCTTTAGCTTTCCTCTCTGCTTGACTCATGCCGCTTTCGAACGACCCCAATTTCACTAAGAGGTCTAGGGTTAATCTTCCAAGTGAACTTGATGCCATTACTTTTCTCCGGACAATAAAAAACCCGACACAAAGTCGGGCTCTGATATTTGTAAACTTATAGTTCTTTAGCGCATTTCGAAGAAGCAGCTTTTAAATCACTATCTTTCTTATATGCCATAGTGATATTAAATGCAGTGACGGTAGTTTTAGCCTCCAACACGTCTTCAGATAATTTTAAAACTTTTAGGATCATCCCATTTTGTGCAAATAACTTTCCATCGGAATATTTAACTTTATTTAAAGTCACATTACCGCTTGTGTCCTCGCAAAGTAAACCATTGCCATCATCATTTAATTTAATTGTTGAAAGGCTTGGCCCTACCGAAGTAGTCCAAATTCCCGTAACCTGTGGTTTTGTTGGCACAACATCACTAAATTTATTATTTAACATCTGGTCAACAGGTGTTACACAACCACCCAAAACCAGCATTGGCACAAGAACAAGTAATTTCTTCATGATTTAACCATTTGTTATAAAGTTTATGTAATTTAACAAGTGGTTAATAATGGCGCAATAAAAAACCGCTATCTCTAGCGGTTCTTTGTGATCCACATAAGCGGATTCTATTTTGTTCTGAATTTTGTACTATCTGAAACAACTGAAAGACGATTTCTAGCTTCCTTCATGGCTGCTTTGAAATCCTGCCTCAATGAGACGACTTCGGATGACGTCAATTGATTCTGGCTTTTTAAAGTGACCCAATTCCCCTTGGGTGAGGTATTCAAGCGGGAATCCGAACTCATATTGCCACCACTCAGCTAATGTTGGATGTTTTGTCTTTACAGTATTAATCATACTTTCTTTTGGGACTAAGTCAATTGATGGCACGTGAAATCCAGTAATTGCAATTGCCATAACAACCTTCCCACCCCGTGATTCTATAAAACCTTTTAGCGCTGCAAGCGTCCCACCCATTGCTACAGTATCATCTAGAATTACGTAGTTCCGCCCTTCAATAACAGCACCATCAAATCGAGGCTGCCTTACAATTCGCTCATAAGATCCTGCATTTGTGTGGTTTGCTCTAACTGTTTGAACAATATCATCGCAGACTTCATACCCGAAATAAGCTCCTAGCATTTCTGCCAAAACTGCTGGAATTCGGTTTTTCCCTAAGCTCTCTTGAGCAAGAACTGGAACAATTATTGGATGATAAACACCAATCTTTGAATGAATATTTAGAAAGTCTTCTAACTCAAGAACTGCTTGTATTAAACGAATTGCAGCATTAACGTCCCCTCCTTTAGCCAATAAATAGTCCTCAGGAGAGCCATTTTTTAAGGAATTAAGTGGTTTCAACACACAAACAGGAGGAAAATCTCCCCATGGAGTTCTTATATAGTTATGGGACATAAAACTAGGTTTGATAAGGTTTTCTGAATCTTATCAAACCATGCAAATGATTCAACTACTGCGTAGTGTTGGCTCTTAAAAAGCTCTCCAAATCCTGCGGCTCAGGTTTGCTTTCATGAGGCATAAAATCTCTAGGATCTGCTGCTTTGCTGCCTTTGCCTCTGTTCATATTCCTATAAAGGGCCATAAATGAGCCTATAACCTGCTCTACCCTGCGCCCAGTATTTAAACTTCCACGCATCCTAACATATTCACCCCAAAGACGTATTTCAGAAAGAGTAAGGTTCATTTTTACAGATTCGATTGAGTTCCCCCCAATTCCATTCATTGCCAATTCCATCAACAATTCTAGATCGGGGGTTATTTCTACTTTCCCTCGCTATTTTTCTTAATCTCATCAAGACCAATAATCACTGGGAACAAAGCATTTGCTAGAGGCTGAGTAAAGTTCTCTTCAACCTGCTTTTTAGTCAAGTAAGTATCGCCATTTTCGTCAACAAGACATAATGAAACCCATTCAGCAAATACGTTTTCACCTTTTTGCAGGCGTGTATACAGTGGCTCAGTCACTGCAAATGGTAGCTGTTTAAGTCGGACATCCACTGTTTCTGTTTTGCCATTGTGCAGAAACTCTACTACTGCTTCACGGATTTCACCGATCAATGCACCTTGTGCAATATCTTTTAAACTTAATGCTGTAGTTTTCTTAGCCATTTTTCTTTTCACCATAAAATAAGCCCCTTTCGGGGCGCTTGATTAAGCTTTAGGAATAATTTGAACGCCAGTGCTACGCTGCATAGTGACTTGGTAGCTTACGAGTGAGTCAGCTTCAAATGTTGGGGTTGAAGGAGCAAGTGTTGCTTGGAATGACCAGAAGGTACGAGTAGTTGGCAAAGTTACAGTGCCAGTTGTGAGCGTTGGTTCTGCTGTGCCATCGCTACCACCAATGTAAATTGTTAAAGGGGTACGAGCAGTTGCCAATTCCAA